TAACAATTCTTTCTTCTCTTGTTGATCCACTTGCTGTATCTGTAAATAAATCTGCTGTAGTTTCTTTAATAACTTTAGCAGAATATACAGGACCATACAGATAAGTTTTAGCAGTAAATCCTAAAGTATAATTTACAGCACGTCTTGTTGTAAAGGAACCATCGTAAGTATCTTCATAGTTAACACTATTTAGTGTTATCGGAACATCACGTTTTATTCCCATTTCAGGAATTGCATTGATCGTTACCGTATAGTCAGGTTGAAAATAAGGTAAAATCTGTTCAACAATCTGTAAAGCATCATCATTTAATTTAGTCATGACGCTTAATTCAAGTTGCATATTATATGGAACTGGTAAATATGCTTTTTTAACTTTAGTCCCATCAGTAGGATCAGTTATATAAAAAGACTGAGTTTGAGTAGATTTTCTAGTAGGATCATATTGCACGCCCATAAATTCAAATGACATTCTAGGGAGAGACATCTGAATGGGCTTATTTAAATCTGCTTGCTGTTGCAATCTAGCAAGAAACTTTTGAGTTGGACCATAAGCGAGAGGAACTTTGATGATACTTACAGTCTCATCACCATTTTTATGCTTAATTTCCAATCCATTAAAAAGAGAACCAAAAGCTATAATAACGGATCTAAAGACCTCGTTATAAAAATACTCAAACATTGTCCTACTATAGGGATATAGTACTATTTAACACTTTTTTAATTAAGGCATTCCAAAAGGATTAGTATCAGTAAAGTCTATAATATCATCTGCATTAGTCTCAATTACATCATTCTCTGCAAATGGATCTACAACATCATCAGTATTAGTTGTGAATATGGTATATGTTGCTCCAGAAGATTGACCAATAACTACTTCCCCAGCTCCATATACTCCATCAACAATTGAAATTTCAAGAGTATTATTCTCAGCATCCCATTCCTTCACACGTGCTTCAGTTCCTGTAGTAATACCCTTAACCACTTCATTAAAGAGGAAGGTTCCTTGTCCCATAGTGGCACCCAAACCAGCAGGAGGAGTAATAGTCGCAATTGGAGCGGCAGTATATCCAACTCCAGGTTCCAGAATATATGCTGTAGTTAATATACCTGCAGAATTAGCATGAGCTATACCATAAGCATTAGTGATTCCCAGTCCAGGAGCACCAAAGGAAATAGATGGATTGGCAGTATATCCAGAACCAACAGTACTTGCAATACTAATAGTTTGAACTGCTCCCAAGGTTGTAGCAATTCCAACTGTTGCTGCAGCTCCTGCACCACCTCCACCTTGAATGGTTATTATAGGAGCTTCTGTATATCCAGCACCTGCATTAGTAAGGAGAATAGCTGCAATTTTTCCACCCTTCAATCCATCACAACCAACATAATCTGTAGTCACAGAAGCAATACCAGCAGCAGTAGTTCCTCCAGATGGTGCAGAAGAGAATCCAATAATAGGTGGCATAGTATAACCACCACCCATATCAGTAATGGTAAGTTTATTAATAGCACCACTACTTGCAATAGAAACAGATGCTGCAGCAGTAGTTGCTGATCCTATTAAAGTGAGAGTTTGAATATAACCTAGTTGTTCTATCTCATCATCAATAGTCTCAATTCCAGTATCAATAACCTCATCTTCATATCTGTAAAGCTCACATCTAAGTTCATAAATGTAATTCTTCTTCAATTGATAGAAAGGCTGTTCATGTTCTACATATTTAATTTCAAATAATCTATCACCTAAAGGAAAATAAATTAGATCTCCTTCCTTGGGTCTAGTTGATAATTCAATATTTCCTAAGTTCTTAATTAGAGGTTCAATATAAGTATTCCACCTATCTCTGGAAATAATTAAAGTGAGATCATCTTGTTCTTGAATTCCAAATTTTGAAAGAATAGTTCCTTGACCACCATATCCTTCATAATTATCTACATATGCTTCAAGTGGATAAGCATCATCAAATTTTGACTCAATAACTTCTTTTATAACAGTAGTTTTAGAAACATATTTACGAGGCATATAATATACCTCGACGCCATACATCTTCAACTGTTCATCTATAAGATTTTGCAACAAATCTTGTTCAGCTGTAGAACCATTGAGGAAGTATGGATTAAGTACCATGAAACTAACCTATCATATCTAAAGGTGGAAGTTCATAAGTACTGAGCATACTTTGTCTAATCTCATCGATTTCTCTTTGCCCATCATCATAAAGTTGTCTTCCATTAAACTCAATTCCTCCTGGGAGTTTAACACCTTGGAATTTGATAAGATTTTGACCCCATTGCTTTTTAAACAATGCAGTAGCATATGGTTTCAAGAAGGAATCGTTCCAAACCCTTGGAAAATCAGCAGGATCTACAGTTCTCCAACAATCCATAATTATGAAATCACCTACCTCAAAAGTATCCCAATCAACATCCAAATATAATCTATCTTGTCTTTGATTAAATCTAATTTGCTTATGAGTATTCAAAAGGAAATTCATTGTTTCCAAATAACTCATTGCCATAGAATATGATAACAAATCAGTTTGACCCCAATAGTAAATATCATTTAAAAATAACTGATATTTAAAACTAAACATATTGCTAACGCTTATAGATTGAGCGTTATCCCATTGCATTACTTTTTCAACCCCTATAATGTGGGGTGGAACCGGAATATAATTACTATTCTCATACCAATTAAACTCTGTACTACCTTTAGTAGGCATACTTTCGGTAACAGTGGTAGTTGTTATACCAGTCTGAGTACCTGCAGGACTTGCGCCAGGAGGACGTCCTCTCCCTCTATCTTTATCGTCTTGAGTTATTTTATATTTCAAATAAACTCTTGAAACTCCATCAAAATGCCTTTCATAGAATAATTGCAATGCATCATCAATTAGATCTTCACATTGCTCCGAAGCAAGGTTAACGTCGATGACAGGAGCACCTAACTTCCTCAGTACATATTCTTTAAATTCGGTTCGTGTAGTAGGTTGCGCCATTTAACACAGGTATCCTTTGATATATTTAGGATGGTGCAGAAGAAACTCCTGATAGAACTAACACATTTCCAGAAGCAATTCTATAAGTAGATGCTGCTGTACCAGCTCTGGTAAATGTAACTCCAGTTCCTGCTGCTATTTGAAAAGAAGAAGTATGAGCAGATCCAATGGTTACAGTACTAGCATCTACAGAAACCCCTGAGACGTAAATGGTAGTAAGTGCTGCTCCCACTGATATTGAATCACCAACTGCCACACTTGTCACTTTATTGAGAGTAAAAGTAACAACTCCCACACTTGCAGTTTGTCCTACAGCAATACTTGTATTAAGCACAGTATCAGTAGCGCCACCTGCTTTAACTAATATATCATAATCATATCTTCCACCTGACAGTCCATCAGTACCATCAGCATCTAATGAAATTTTAAATTCTCCTGCTGCAGCACTTGTAAATCCTACAGTAAAAGTTGCTGCTGCTACAGTAGTAGATCCAGTTCCAATACTCTTCCTCATCTGGGAAGAACCACTATAACCAGTAAAATCAAAATTGGTTTTATCTGTATTTCTAACTTTAAAAGTCTCCTCAAAAGTTGCTCCCGTATTGATAGTTACGTTAGCACCATATGCCACTCCAGAAGTCGGATCAAAAGTAAGGTTTTTATTAGCCATTTGCCTCTAAAAAAGTTTTTAGCATGGTCTTAATATCATGTATATCATTTTCAAGGGAATCCAATCTTTCTTTATCTGAAAGCATTTTACTCCTATTTTCCATGTACTGTTGATAACCAGAGGTGTCTTTATTAATAACAGCTCCTGTAGAACTATCTTTAAAAAGACCATCATGGTCCTTAACTTTAAGTAATGTCATTATGCCAATGCCAGGACCCTCAGAGCTCTCACTCTGGGAACATAAGCACTATTAGTGCTAGTTCCAATAATCTTAATTCTAAAAGAACTAAATGGTGGAAGTCTATCTACAGTATACTGATATTCTTGGAACATCTGTGATAAAGGTACTGGTTGATAAGAATCCAATTTTTGAATATTCTTATCTGATGTTCCATCACTATTTGCAAGATTAATAATTTTTCCTGTTTGATCTCTATTACTATATCCAGGGAAAGGAGTAAAGATTGCTTCACTTACATTAACATCTTGATTAAGAGCATAGAATACTCTTAAATCAGAATCAGTACTTACATAACCATCTAAAATAACTTTCAATGAAGTAGAAGGATTCTCTAAATTAATATTATTAGTGACATAGAAGAATCTGCAAGGATCCTCAACAACTGTATCAACCTGATAATTTGTAGCAAAATTAGTTATTGGAGAATTAACTCTATTAGAAACAAACTTTACTGAAGATTGATCCAAATCAATCATTGGAGTTAATTTAGGATTATCTGTAGTTAAGTTCAAATTCAAAGAGAGAGATTTGTTACCAGGAAGTTGACCCAAATACGTTTCTTCATTAATTCTAGAAGCAACGATTCTTGGAGAATCAAAATAATTAGGTCTGTTAATAGTAATATCTTGATATCCCTTATCCACAAAGGAGGATTCAGTTCCATCAATACTAGTACCAGTAACTGTTCTTATTGATGCATCAATATTTGTAGCAGCTGGAGTAATAGCATTAAATGTTGGTATTACTTCCTCAAATGGGATGTTATAAGTTCCAGTAGCATTAACTCCACCAACAGATTTAGTATTATTAAAGTGAAGTGTTGGTAAACTACCAGCAGCTCCTGTTCTATTCTCACCATTGGTAGCCATATCAACCTTAATATAGTAAGTATCTAAAGTGAGTGGATCACTAACAGTTACTTCATTCAAATTGTGATTGGTATTGATTCTTCTCAGAGAAACTCCATCCACTTCATACTTATAAACTTGATCACTCTGAGCATGATTTACGGCAATAGTGCTATCTTGTGCTCTACTAATTCCTGTTAACGTGGCTCCAGAAACTCCGGTATATTTGATAATTTCCTCACCAATCTTAATAAATCCTGGATTAGTTGCTCCAACTGAGATATTTTCAAATTCTCCATAATTGGCAGTAGAACCAATACTAAGATCTCCTGTTGAGCTACTCAAAATAGAAACACTTAGAGTAGATGGAGAAACATCAGAAGCAACGTCCTTCAATGTAACAACATTACCATCAGAATGCATTCCATGATTTCTCTGGAATACCTTCATATGAAGTCCATCACTCTCAGTTCTAATAGGTGATTGTGGAATAACAGTTCCAGCAGGACCAATAGAATAATTCAAAACAGTAGTAATTCCACTAGTATTCTCATACTTCAGATAATCTGAAGATACTGTAGTAAATGCTCCTTGAACTCCTACCAATCTTAATTCATTTTGTCCCTGAATTTCAGTAACTGAAAGTTTGAGACCAGATCCTGTAGTAGTGGCTCCAATTGATGTGGCTGTTAACACATCACCAATAGCATAACCTTTACCACCACCAACAATAGTAGCAGCAATTGCTACTCCATTTGTAATAGTTATATTGGCTGTAGCATTTATACCAGAACCAGTAAGAGTAGTCAGAGAAACAGCATCATAAGATTGACCAGCAGCAAGAGGAGTATAACCAATACCCGTATTAGTTAATGATAAAGCACCAGTTGCTGAACCACCATATCCAACAAATATACCTTCTGCTGTGGTATTTTGCTGTATAACCTTACAACCAGCAACCAATCCAAGATCTGCTACAGTAGTACCAAGTCCTACCCTAATATCATTAGAGTATGCAGTTATTCCATTTTCCTTAATCTGCTCTAATTCAACATTATTAGTAGGATTAAAGAATTGAACATCACCTGAAGGAACAAAGTTTGCACGATTAAGTGTAAACTTCAAATCTTCATATTGACTTGGAGTCCAAGTAGAACCAGTCTGTGATTTAAAGAGTGACCCTAATGTTGTTTGAGTAGATACTAATGTCTGACCAGATTCTCCTGCAGATAAAGTTGTTACATCAATTTCACCTAAACGAGAAATCCATACCTTATAATCCGTAACATTAGATAAGATTACAAGAGCATACTCTTTTTGACCATTCAAATAAATGGGATAATCAAATTTAACATTTGTGGATATGCTGGCATCATCAGAAGTAACAATAGTATTTGGATCTAATACCACTAGAGATCCTGCTATTCTCTTATCAATTGGAACTCCTAATTGAACTTCACGAATTTCTACTTCAAGTGGACCAGTAGCATCCACTAATTGGAAGAAGAGATCTACACTACTTACAAAGATTCCCTCAGTGTCATCAACCACAAAGGATTGAGCAAGTGGATCTCTATATTCTGTTTCTTCTGTAGAAGCAGTAGTAAAGGAAGCACTAGCACTTGCACTATCTCCTATAGTTCTGTTTTGAAGGAGATTGGGATTAGTCTCAGAAGTATCAACAGTTACTGTTGCATTTCTTAATGATAATGTAACTTCTTCACTATTATCAATATCACCTTGAGAGAAGAAGGTTTCTTCTGCCACAGTGCTAAACAATCCACTTACTTTAGTATTGGTAGGACTGCTAGTAAGTCTAAATCTATTCCTACCAGTTTCAAATGTTGGATTAGCAGTATTTTGAGAATCTGGAACTCTATAAGAACCAATTATAGTTCCTATATTATCACTGATTACTCTTAAATCACTTATAGTGGCTTGAGCTCCACTGGTTTGTCCTACAAGCCTCATTCCAGCCCCAACATATCCACCTTGAGTGGGAGTAGGTTCAGCAGCTAAAGAAGCAGTATCAACATTCAGTGTAGTAGAACTTGCTGAATAAGTAGCAGGAATGGTATTAGTTCTATCATATGGATTAAAGGTGAAAGTATCAGTAGGATCATCAAATGGACCATACTTATGATTAGATTGAGCAGTTAAGAAATTAATTGCTGGAAGACTTCTTCCTGACACTTGAATATTCAAATCATCATCAGGCATCCTACCTATAACTACTTCACCTACCTGGAAGGTTCCAGATACCATTGAGATTTCCAACAATTTGGGGGTTACAAAATCAGTAACATCCACATTGTCAAAGAAAGAATACAATCTGGTATATGGTTTTAAATTCTTTCCAGTAAATTCAATATTACGGCTTCTCATGAAGTGAATAATTTCACGACTAACCATTCTGGATCCCAGAGATTCAGTATCAATCTTCTCAACTACTGTATTTTGAGTTCCTCTTCTTCTTTGATTGAGATCTACTCCTACACTGCCACCGATAGTAGTGGTAGTAGTGGATGTTTCTTCTGCAACTCGGAAAGACTCAGGGAAGTTAGTATCAGCATTCCATGCATCAGCTCTCCAATCATCAGCAGCTAATAGACCCAAATCACCAGCACCACCTTGTCTCCAAGATGTATTACTCTCTGTAGCCTGAGCAGCATTCAAACTGAAGTCAACATTAACATCAGTAGTTTCCCATGCACCCCAAATAACAGGACTTGTTCCAGATCTAGATCCTGGTTCACCTTGCAATTCCACTCTCATGGCACCTGCAAGACCCTCCAAAGATCCCATCATAGTAACTGCTCTAGTCTCAAATTGATTAGTATCAATCCATACATCAGCAGTAGGATTAAGTGCTAGAATTCCTTGCCAGAACCTTACTAAGAAAGGAGTTACATTCTCAGATCTAGTAGCAAATGGTTGAGTTAACCAATCCTGTTCTGTATAATCTAAGCACAATACAGTAGAAGGATCGCCATCATTTTTGAGGCTCTTTGTAACACCTGTCCCCAGAATATTAGCAAATCTAGTATCTGAACTTACTGCAGTGGTTCCAATTCCAGCAATAGCATCTGATCCCAATTCCAAAGCAACAGCAGTGGTGTAGTGAGAAGGACGAAGTTCCCCTTTCTTTCTATCAATACTATTCCTAACACCAACACCCAAATCTTGCCCACTTAGGTCATTAAAGTTATCTGTAAAGAATCCATTTTTAAATCTATTCAATCCATTAGCATCAGGAACAAATAGACTTTGAACACTCTGTTCTAACCTATTAAGGGATGTATAATATTCAACATTTCTTAATCTCTGCTCCAATCTATTGATATCAGACATCTGATATCTCTTATAATCAATAAATTTAATATCTGCTGAACTAGTTTGGAAGAGATAAGGAGGTAAGAATATATTGGCAATGTTTATTGCACCGGGAACCCCTTCTGGAGGAGTAGGATTATCTGCAGGCGTTCCATACTTAACAGTAAATAACCCTTCAGTATTCAAGAAAATCCTATCAATTCTTGGTAGATAATAACTATAGTCTAAGATAATAGTTTCATCATTTGCTATTACATTCTTAGAACTATGCTGACCCCCATTAAATGATCTTCCTAAGAATTCTAAAGGAGATCTTTCTCCAGCACTTACACTATAGTCAGTAACTCTAGGACGTGCATCAATAATATCAGTATTTCTAATTCCGTTTACTGCAGAAATTTCAGTTCCATATTTAAATTCTCCATAAGAGTTAACTGTTGTTATATCTCCAGTATCAGAAGAATTATAACTTGCACTTAAATAGAAAGCTTTAATCTTTCTAGATGGAGTAGGAGCATCTGTCTTTCTTGTAATTCTAGCATAATCATAGATAGAACCCTTCTGACCATTAGAAAAAGTATAATTTGCAGTGATATTCTTACTTCCAATATCTAGATTGGAACAAACAGCACTTATTCCAGAATCAACAAACTTAATAAGCTCATTAGATCTAAAGACTGTTTGATTTTCATATATGAATCTAACAGAAGTATCAGATACCTTACTAATATAGATGGCTCTTGCACCACTAACTTGCCCTATTACTTCTTCACCCAATATCAAATCACTAGCTGTTCCAGTAGGACCATCCATAGAACCAACAGTCATAGATGGAGGTAATGGCTCACTAGTATCATTAGATTCAAAGATACCATAAAGTGTAATTATATCTGGAATATTGAGGGAAATAACCTGGTCTTGAACTCTAGTTCCAAAAGGATAATTACCATAAGTCAATCCATCATTCAAAGTAAAGTTACTTCCAGCAGCGGCTGTTCCAGATGCTGAATTAGTTGACTTATCAATTAAAGTATTAGCCCCTACATTTCTAACTTTTGTTTTTGACTTAACTTTACTCTTACGTAAAGTAGTAATAACATATGCAGACTTATCCTCTATTGCCTTAAGACCTTTAAATGTAAGTTCACTATTTCCAGAAGTTCCAAAATCTAACTTATCTGCTGTAAGACTTTCGGTACCACCATCAGAACGAACAAATACATATCGTTCTTCATCATAACTCAAGAATACTTCATCATCACCTGCTGATAAAGTACTACTTTGACCATTGGCATCAATTTCAACTCCAGTATATACCTTTCTAATATCAAGATTAGAATCTACTAAATTTACAGATTCTACATTTCTAATTGGGAAAATACTGAATAAAGATTCATTATCTGCAGCATTACCTGAATTTATTTGATCTGTTAAATTAGTTTGAAGTAATTTAAGATTATTAACAGTAAGTGAAACTGGA